CCCTCAGTTCTGACAACGTAGTCAGCTTTTTGTTTACTCTCATTAACAATCTTTGTTAAGAGTTCCTCAGCGTTTAGTACTGTTTTTACTTTATTAGACATATTTATTCTCCGTTATTATTGTTTATGTAATCCAATACTTAAGTATTGGTGAATACCCAACTGAGCAGGTATTCATAAATACTTAATCTTCTAATTGGTTGAGATATTGGTCGTTCATTCTTTTGTGACCATGCTCCCAATCATCCCATATTAAATGCCAAGCGACTCCAAGATCGCCATCATTTTTTATCTTTTTTAATTGTTCTTTGTAATTAAGAGAAGCAGATAAAATTGCGTATGCTTCCTTTTCCGATAAAGTAATGTGGATTAACTTTTGTGGCTCAGATGGTTTACTCATCAATATATTCTCCCTCAATCCAACCCTGTTTGGTATAAAATTCTAACTGTAATTTTTTCCAATCAATATTGTATTTTTGAGATGCATACTCTAAGACATCTATATTTTGGAAACAAATCATGGTGACTTGTTTTTCAATTGTAGGTATAGCTTGGTCTTTCTCAAGAGTAGATTTAATACTGTTTAAAGGGTTTGTATTCCAAATAAATTTACTTTTGAGTTCACCATCTTTATTTTTTGTAAGATGTAGTCCTCTATCCTCAAGTTTTTTCTTACTCATAGTTCAACTTCCTTTCCATCTACTTCCCAAATGCATTGGTCGGTGTACACTGCGTTTGGATATTTTTCTTTGATCGCTTCTCGCTCATGATCAAAACAAAGATATTCGTTGATCGGATCGCAACTGCAATCAGCTTTAATTTCAAGCTGAGAGTCATCTCCAAAATCTGTATCAACAAAAGTTATTGTTGCTCCATCATCGGTATAAGGATCAGCCATTGGATGAGTATCACACGATCCGACTAAATCTAAAATTTCATCATGAGTTAAATGATGATCGCTCTCAATTTTATAATTGCGAGTATCTTGAGAACTCTCGGATACTTTGTAAATAAATTTACTCATCGAGAATACCTTTTCTTGAATAGCGGAAAGTGGTTAGTCTCCCATCCATCGCGATTTCTTAGTTTATCAATAATGAATGCGAACTGCTTTGACTCTTCTGTTAAGACTGCGTTTGTCCTAACTGCCTCTGTCTCTTTTCTTTCGTACATTACTTTCCAAAAATTAGGCGTGTAGTTTTTAATATTTGTCATATTTATTTCTCCCTATATTTCTCCAATACTAAGTATTGGCAAATGCCCATTGAAGAGCATTTGTAAATACTTATTGAGTCATTGTTGTTGCTGATCCATTCGCGATAACTGTTCCATCATCGTAAATGTAGTAGACCTGCCCATCTATAATTTGGATGGTTTCATTTTCCTCGTTCATCGCTTACCTCTTTCTTTTCTGATCCTTCATCTATTTTCACGTCTCCCCAATTATCGTTAACTTCATTGAGGCTAACGGCAAACGGATAGAAATCCATGAACGGTTGAAATTCATTTATATTTTTATAATTGAATTTATGATCCACCGTATTTTCATATTTTTCTACCGCCTCTTCAATTTGTCTCATTACTCTATTAAAATCTTTGAGACTTTGTAATAGTTCGAGTTCAGCTTTTGCTGACTTGATACTGTAGTCAATTTCATAAGTTAGTGTCATAGTAGAGTCCCCGCTTTCTCAAAAGTAGTAAACAAAACTCCACCATCGTTTCCTTCAGTATCTACACTCGGACACATCCAATGACCATCGGAAAAAATTATCTTGAGCGTTCCCTCAAATTCTTCTCCGAGTCCATCGTGTTCGGTGACTCTTTGTACATCTGCAATTGTTCTTCCTTTGAGATGTGCTAAGGCGTTTTTTCTGAATGTCTCAGAATAGTCTTCTATTGTTTCCATATTTATTTCTCCGTTTGTTTTTGTATTTGAATATTCGTAAATATTCATGATTACCCAAAGCGAGTAATCAAAAATATTTATTGCTGATACTGTACCAAAAATCTTTCTCTTGATACTTGATACTTAAAGATGTCAAAGAAATAAGTTTTACCATCCTCTTGAGTCTCTCTTAGCGACTCCATATACATAACTCCATCGAGTTTGTATCCCTTGCTCAATGCATTCTTAAATGCTTTGAGATGGTCTCTGAAAAAATATTTTTCGTTCATGCTAATTCTATCTGCTCTACTTTCCATTTATACTTAGTTAATAAAAAATTAATAACTTTACTCCATGTCTTTCCATGAATTACTGAGTCATAATCTGCCCAGATAAAACTATTATCCTCAGTGACAATAAAATAGTTATCTCCATTGGATAAACTTCCATAGCAGTGAGTAGTTCCACCATCTTTTCTTTTTACTTCAATCATTTTTATTTTCTCCCTTGTATTTGAATACTGATAAGTATTCATGATTACTCAAAGCGAGTAATCAAAAGTACTTATTTTAGTTTTTCGTTTTCAGCGACTAGCTGATCGTATTCTGAGTCACATAGGTCATACCATTTACGACTACTAAAGTTTGGATCAGCTTTTCTTGAGTTTCTTTTAATATCATCATCGATAGTGATAGTTAAGGCACTCAATATGTTTTGAGTTTTATGAGATTGATCTGAACAATTTTTTTTAAAGTCTTCAATAATTGCTAAAACTCTCGCTAATTCTTTTGTCATTAGAATTGCTCCCTTTGTTTTTGTTGTTTCTTTATTAACGCCTCTTTGTATTTATTTATAGTCACGTCAATAAATCTCGCTTCATGCTCCAAAGTTCTTTCGGATACTCTTAAAAGTAGTTCAAGAGTTTTATTTGTTTTAAAGTTAGATGCGAACTCACTGTCAATTTCAAATAGTTCGTTAATCTTGTCAAAAATTGTAGTGATATGATCTGCTTTTCTTTCGTCTGACTTTGTTGTTTCATTAGCTTTATACATTTTTATTTTCTCCATTTATATTTTTGTTGAAAGGAAGAGTGAGCGGAGTCAATAATGCAAACAACAATCTCACTCACTCTTCGATTTGAATACAACTAGTATGTATTCACAACTGCCCTCAGCAATTGCAAGGGCAATTGAAAATACATAAAAGAAAAAAAATAAATATTCTTAATGGCAACTTAATCTCAGCGTCTCTTTTGATGATAGCGTTTGGAATGCAATCACGATTGGTTCGACCTATTGCCGTACAGTAAGTTATTCTATGGTGTCTGTCTTACTGCTCCGATGCCACGATTTAAAACTTTAGTTTTCTTTCTTATGCTAAATGTAAATCGCTTGAACTAAATCTAATTTAAATTTTGAAAGAGTGTCGAGTGTCTGCGAGGCATTAACGTTCTCTAGCAATTCAAAAAATAAAAAACCAAATACTATTTTTTTCATATTTGGAATTCGGAAATTTAAAGTGTTCATGTGATTAAAATATACTGATTTATATTAATTTATCTACATTTATTATAAGTAATATTATCCTTATTTATCAGTGTTTTTAGTACCTATTTTTATTAATTGATTGTTTTTTAAGGCATTTCTCGAGATTTTTTTCCGTTTTAAGGCGTTTCTAGATAGGTTTTAAAATGGTTGGTGTGTATTTGTTCGCGGTCAGCGGTGCGTGAAACGTGGAAATTAATTTAAAATAAAAACTTTAATTTGTCAGCGATCCGCCGATATTATTAATATGGTAATACAAAATATGGGAATTAAAGCTTCAAATAAATCTGATGCAAAAACTAAAGTCAGTCTTTGCTTAGCCTTGTCGGGTTTTTATAGAAGTGAGTATAAGTTCGGAGAAGTTAAAAGAGAAAATAAAACTGAGTATGAAGTGGAAGTTATTTTTAAAGGTGACAAAGGTTTGTTTTAAATTTTAATCGAACTCGTAAGGCTCTTCGATAAAATCTTCATACCAATTCATTTTAAAATGCACATCGTCTCTATTTTCTTCTAATTGTTTAGAATATTTTATGAGATATTCTCCGATGTTCTTTAAAAATATTTGTTGTTCCAATTTACTTTCTAAGCGATCCACGATCAGCGGAACGTTGGTGACAAAAAACATTCCGCTTGATCCAATAACATCAATGTCATCTTCATCTATTTGAAATGCAATATTAACTACTTTTGTTTTTTGTTCTTCGTCTTGTTTTTCTTTTTTGTATTTCTTTAAATCTATAATCATAATTAATTTTTATTAGATATTTTATTTAATATCCATTAGATAAATTATTATAAGAACTTCACACTCTTCACAGTACTATAAGTTTTTTGAAAAAATATTTTTTAAGAAAGAAAATTATTTTTAAACAAGTGTGATAGTGTGAAGAATGAGTTATTAGTATTGAGTTATATAGTATTTTACCATCACACTACTAGTTTTTAGAAGTGTGATAGTGTGAAGGGTTTGAGCGTTGGTACTAGGTAATTGGAGAGAAATTTAGAAAATTTATTATTATTAATAATATTTCTAAAAAAACTCATAGTACTAATAATTGCAATTTAAATTAAAAATATTAATAATTGTGTCACGCTATATTTTTATGAGTAGAGAAAAGAATTTATATAAAATGGTGAAGGATAAACTACCTGACTTTAATCCTATTCGTATTGAAACAACTACTATTAATGGATTTCCTGATATGATTTTATTTAATAAAAATAGACACGCTTTGTTTATTGAATGTAAGGTTTGTGAACGTGATAAATTGATACAAAGCTTAAGACCGCATCAAAAATCATTCCATCATAAATACTGTCAGATATTTGGTAATCTATTTATCTTGCAACGCTCTCTCAAAGAGAGAAGAATTTTTCTGTACAGATCGATCTTTTTGAACTTCTTGGAGCAAAACGCTGACCACTCACCGCTGACCGATGTTTCACTGGGTGAAACGTGGCAACCGATCCGCGAAATTTTAAATGATGACCACTAAATATAGACACATCGATCCGCGAGACGCGAAAAACGTTGAAAAATATAGAGTTTTGTTGGCTGATAATATAGATTATGCAACAATCTCAGCTTTACGCGATCCGATGCTTAGGTACTTAGAGAAAATGAAACTGAGGATCAAAAAAAATTTGCCCCACCCCCAAAAATATAGCCCCAAAAAAATATGCGCTCGGCTAGGGTTTGCAACATATTCACACTGATGGAACAAAATTTACACATGGATTATAAAAACTTAGATACACAACAATTAAAGGCGATGGTTTTACTTCGTCAAAAGCAAGAACAAGAATTTGCTAGAGCAAATTTCATGAGTTTTGTAAAGGCGGTATGGCCAGAGTTCGTAGAAGGACCCCATCATTTAAGAACCTCTGAACAATTTCAAAAATTTTCAGCGGATAAGGCGCAGAGATTGATTATTAATATGCCCCCAAGACACACAAAGTCCGAGTTTGCTAGTTATCTGTTTCCAGCGTGGATGATGGGACTTAATCCTAGATTAAAAATTATTCAGGCAACGCACACAGGTGAGCTTGCCGTCAGGTTTGGTAGAAAAATAAGAAACTTAATGAACACTAAAGAATATAAACGCATCTTTCCTAATGTAACTCTACGAACGGACAACCAAGCTGCGGGTAGATGGGAAACAAATCATGGTGGTGAGTATTTTGCGGCTGGTGTTGGTGGTGCTATTACTGGTCGTGGTGCGGATTTATTGATTATTGACGATCCACATAGTGAACAGGATGCATTATCATCAACTGCAATGGAGAATGCCTATGAATGGTACACCTCAGGTCCTCGACAACGTTTACAACCTGGTGGATCAATTGCAATTGTGATGACACGTTGGTCTCAAAAAGACTTAACTGCTAACTTGGTTAAGAAAATGGCAGAGCCAAAGGCAGATAAGTGGGAAGTTATAGAGTTTCCTGCTATCTTAGAGGATGATGATGAAGAAAAACGTAAACCCATTTGGCCTCAGTACTGGAAACTAGAGGAATTAGATAAAGTTAAAGCTTCTCTAGTACCAAGTAAGTGGAATGCCCAGTGGCAACAAAACCCCACCTATGATGGAACCAGTATTATTAAACGTGAGTGGTGGAATATTTGGGAAAAACCTCATCCACCAGAGTGCGCTTTCATTATTCAAAGCTATGACACTGCATTTTCTAAAAAAGAAACCGCTGACTACTCTGCAATCACCACTTGGGGTATCTTTCATCCAGACGAAGGACCCGAAACGCATTTAATATTACTTGCATCCACTAAAGGTCGGTGGGATTTTCCTGAATTAAAGCAGGTTGCCAAGCAACAATTACAAAAATTTGATCCTGACAGTGTAATCATTGAGGCAAAGGCGTCAGGGACACCCTTGATACATGAGCTTAGACGATTTGGTGTTTATGCAACCGCATTTTCCCCGAACCGCGGTATGGACAAACATGTTCGCTTAAATACAGTCTCCCCTATCTTTGAAGCGGGTCACGTTTGGCGGACCGATGACAGTTGGGCGGTAGATTTACAAGAGGAACTCGCTTCTTTTCCTTATGGAGAGCACGATGACTTAGTTGACGCGACTACATTAGCTCTGATAAGATATCGAGAAGGAAACTTCGTCAAATTATACGATGATGACGAGGATATCGATGAACCAGTGAGACATGACAAATATGAGTACTACTAAAAAATTAATTAATCCTGAAGACAGGAGACTAAAACAAAAATTAACCCCCAAGCAAATGCTGTTTGTGACAAACTATGTTCAGGGAACGCTGACAGGTAAAATATCTGCGGCGGAGGCTGCACGCCAAGCGGGATACTCGAAGGATAGGGCAAGACAAACTGCCCACGAATTACTTAATCCTCAGATAAGCCCCTTTGTTGTGGAGGCAGTTAACGAATTAAAACAAGATTTGTATGAGACGGCTGGCGTTTCGATGGCATCGCACCTCTCATCGCTGAAAGATATCCGCGAAGCGGCACTCGAGGGTAAGCACTACTCTGCCGCCGTTAATGCAGAGGTGAACCGCGGTCGGGTGGCAGGCTTCTACGATAATAAAGCGCAAGCGGAGAACTCGCTCGATAGTATGAGCAAAGAAGAATTAATTAAAGTTTTACAAAACTATGATAAGCTAGGCATTCAACAGGATCGCGGTCTAATTGTTCAGGATGATATGAACAGCGAACCGCGGACAGTGGAAGGTGACTAGATGGCTTCTAAGTTTATAATAGATGATGCATTAATTTCAGATATGCTAAATTTTTCGGCGGAAACAGCGCCGACGTATCGACAAGTGGATGATGTACCGATGAGAGGACTAGAGTCTCTCTTCATTCCCGAAGCGCCAGGTGTACCTAAGGGAGAGGCAGTGTATTCACGATCAGCGGTCAGCGAGCAGTCGTTCTTAGACAAGCTTCCCTTTTTCACGGACACATCTAAAATAGATTTATCGAAAGAGGCGGGTGATAGAGGTCGATTTGATATTACCGAAAAAAATATTAAAGAGTTGGGTAACGCATTCAAAGGAATTATGGATGTACACAGCGAAGGATTAAAACAACTCGATGAGGATTTTGCCGATGACCCCATTGCAAAGAACGCTCTGAAAGCATTAGGCTATCTATCAACAGGAACGAATTTAGCAATCACCGCAGGCTTCTCTCCGTTTACAGTGGGAACAGCATACATTGGCGATCTCATTGCCAATGTCACAGGAGATGAAACCACAGGAAGACAATTATTTCGTGACTTGAATACTTTTCTGATAGGCAGAGGGGGAGAGGCTCCCGTCACCATTAAAATACCCTCAAAGAAGGGTGTGGTAAATGCTACCGTCAATAAGGATGGATCGATTAACGTTGGCGATAAAACATATGGCGGCGACTTAAATTTAAATAGAGCGCAGTTCATGGAACTCGTTCGAAGAGAAACATTTGGCTCTGCTAGAGAAACAGGCAATCTTAATTTGATGCCACTGCGAGAGGATGGACTTCCCTCACCGACTGTAAGTAAAACAGAGATACCAAAGGTAGAGGTTAAAGATATTCCAGATAATACTCCAATCAATGTTAAACCTGTTCCAAAGAAGGTAGCCATTGACAAAGGAATGAGTGAGAATGAGGGAGTCTACATGGCTAATGTAGATGGTAAGAATGTTGATCTCAAAGATAAAACATTCAACACTGCTAATATTTCTGTGACCCCTGAGGGTGTTCCAAAGTTTGATGTTCAAAATGTTATTAATAGAGATATTGAAAAACCAGAGGGAGTTAAGTCTAAAAAAGTAAAAGTAAATTTATTTAAAAAATCAGCAGGGTGGAAATGGTTAGATAAACCTGAAAAGGGTAACGATAATTTTTTAGTTTCTATTGAAAGAGGGGAGAAGTCTCCTGAAGGAAAATCAATCACTAAGCATTATTATACCTTGAATACTGACATGACCGCTGATACTCAACTCAAGTATTATCCTAATCAAAAAAGTGAGCCTCGACTAAGACCGACTGCCTATGATGATTTAATTTTTGGTAACAAAGTGGGAGAGATTGATGTTCGAGGAAAGAAACACCCTGTCTATGACACAATTGAAGTAGCACCTCCAAAGCAGGCGGTGGGAGCAGACGTTACTCCTACTGTTGAACCCAAGTATCACCCTCTTGATAAAGTTTTTAAAAAACAAATAAGAGAAGTATTGTCTACTGATTTATTGAGTCCTCAATATTTAGCTAAACTAGAAAAAGATTCTGATATTAGTTGTGGTCAGTGTTATGCGGCAGCAGAGGCATTGTATCATAAATGGGGAAAGTTTAATGGATTCACTCCAAAGTATTTAAAATCCAAAGATTTTCCTGAGGGATTACCTGAGGGAGATACACACTGGTTTTTACAAAATAACAAAACAAAAGAAATACTAGATCCCACAGCGGAACAGTTTGGTGGTACCCCTATTCCCTATGAGAAAGGAACTGGAGCAGGTTTTCAAACTAAAGAACCAGCAAAAAATAAAGGTAAAGAAGTTTTAAATAGATTAGGAACAGAAAAAGTAATTAAAACTCCCAGTGGAGTTGTTCTTGACTTTGCAAATCAAAAAGGAATTGAAAAAGAAGGTGCGGATCTTAGTGGCTACATTGATCAAGTAAATTATGATATAGAAAATAACTTTCCTGAAAGAAAAAATTTAGGTGAATTAAAAAACATTACAGGTGATGATCCTCGTTTCATGGTTGGCTTTACAACAAAAGATGGTAACCAAGGTTATATTACTGGGTACGGAACTGATAAGGATATTGCCTTCGTTGACTATATTACAAATCTAGGAACTAAAGACAAAACTAGGGGAGAAACTCCAACTCCTTTAAAACCTTCAGAATTAAAAGAAATTAAAAATGAACTACAAAAGGAGTATGGCTTTCGACAGTTTGCAGGTGATAGAATTACAGGAGTAAGAGATCAAAACAGAAAATCAGGACAAAGCAACGTTGAAGATTTATTTGCAATAACACCTAAACCAAAGTCTGGTGTTGATTTTATGAATAATCTTAATTTGGCTGGTTTTGGAAAAACTGGAAATATAAAGTTAAATGATATCCTTACTTTTTTAGACGATGCTCCTACTAAAGATATTTTAAATCCAAAAGACTATCAAGAAGGAGTTAAAGCGGCTGTTGATGAGATATATTATCAGCTTCAAAAAGACGTAACAGGTCAAGGCTGGTATGATAAGGATATTGCTGAAGCAATGAAGGTGTTGGAAAAGATAAACCCAGCATTAAAAAAAAATCCTTTATTAAAAGAGCTTACTTTATTTTTGACTGGTATTTCCTCCGCAATGACCCCTGTAGGCGCTGATTTTAAAATAGGAATACAGCTAGTAAACGGTTTTACAGAAACAGGAAAACTATCTCCTACTAACCCTGAAACAGGAAAACAATGGAATAGAAACACAAATTTAAAAAGACAAATTGATTTTACTCAAAAATTAATTGATCAAAAGGGATTAGAAGGATTTTTACAATTTCTTTTTGAACCAATCTCAAGAAGAGATATTAATATTTTAAGAAAAGATTTAGCAAATCTAGGTCCTATTGATCCGAAGCTAGATATTAAATCAGGTGAAACAATCGGAATTGATGAAAAAAATATGAGTGGAACAGATGCTTTTGGTCCAAAATTAGGTCCTTTTCTTGCAAACTTACATGGTCAGTCAGATAACAATGTTATTGATTTATGGAACGTTAGAGGAATGAATAGACGTTTTTCTAATATGTTTATTAAAGATAAAAACGGAAAAATAGTAGGACCAGCAGATCAACCAAGAGGACAATCTGAAAGATCAAAGTTTATTCAGTTTATGAATGATGTAGCTAAGATGACGGGATTATCAGTGCGTGACGCACAAGCAATTTTATGGTATTTTGAACAAGGATTATATACACAGTTAGGAGTAAAAAGTGAACCAAAAACCTACTCAGAAGTCGCTAAAAAATTTCTTGAAGGAAAAACAAATGACACCTCAGGAAGCTTTCAACAGAGCGATGTTAATAAGAATAAAAGCAATGTCCCAAAAAAAGCCAAAGGCGGTAGTATAGCTGTCCCTCAAAGACGATCACTTGTAAATGATGGGTTAGCTGATATAAATACTATTATTGGAAAAATAAATTATGGTAGCTAACATCGACAAAGGTTTATATCAAACAGGAGAGAAACCTGAATTAGAGATTATCAAATCGGAAACTGAAGTAGAGATCGACGGTCAACCAATCCCGACTCCCGAAGGACTAGAGATTGAAATGGATGAAGAGGGAGGAGCAACTCTCGACTTCGATCCGCTGTCCAAGCTTCCCGATGAAGTAGAGTTTTATTCCAACTTAGCAGAAGTTTTAGATGATCAACTCTTAGGAAGAATATCCTCCGAACTTTTAGATGACTTAGAGAGTGACCGCGCCTCCCGTAAAGATTGGGAAGACTCTTACATTAAGGGTTTAGATTTATTAGGAATTAAATATGAAAGACGCACTCGACCCTTCACAGGTGCGAGTGGTGTTACCCATCCGCTGTTAGCGGAGAGTGCCACTCAGTTTCAAGCATCGGCCTACAAGGAGTTACTACCTTCAGGAGGTCCTGTTCGAACTGTGATGATGGGAGAAGAAAGTCCTGATAAGTATGCGAGAGCACAGCGTGTTCAAGAGTACATGAATTATCAGCTCATGAACAGAATGGAAGACTTTACCCCTGAGTATGATCAAATGTTATTTTATCTCCCTCTAGCTGGCAGCACATTTAAAAAAGTTTATTATGATGAGTTAATGGATAGAGCTGTATCAAAGTTTGTTCCAGCCGAAGACTTAGTCGTCAACTACATGACATCTGATTTAGATAGTTGTGACCGCATCTGTCAAATTGTTAATATGAGTTATAATGATTTTAGGAAAAAGCAAGTTTCAGGATTTTATAAAGATATTGATCTTGATCCCGATCAAGTAAATCCAAGTGAAGTTAAGAAAAAATATGATGAGATAGAAGGTTTAAAGCAAAACGAAAGAGACAAGTATGTTCGATTATATGAGTTTCATGTTTCCTTAGACATCGAGGGTTTTGAAGATAAAGATGAGATGGGTGAAACCACAGGAATTAAAATACCTTACATTGTAACAATTGAGGACGGATCTAGTGAGATTGTGGGTATTAGAAGAAACTACGATAAAGACGATCCGAAGAAAATGAAGAAGCAGTACTTTGTTCATTATAAATTTTTACCAGGATTAGGTTTTTATGGTTTTGGTTTACTGCATGTTATTGGTTCTCTATCCAGAGCAGCAACATCAATTCTTCGTCAGTTAATTGATGCGGGATCATTATCTAATTTACCCGCTGGTTTTAAATCAAGAGGAATAAAAATTAGAGATGATGCAGAGCCTATTCAACCAGGTGAGTTTAGAGATATTGATGCACCCAACGGTGATCTTCGAAACGCTTTAATGCCTCTACCTTACAAAGAACCCTCTCAAACTTTGTATAGTCTATTAGGTTTTGTAGTGCAGTCAGGACAAAGATTTGCAGCTATCACTGATTTACAGGTAGGCGATGCAAATCAAAATGCTCCTGTCGGTACGACAATGGCTTTACTGGAGAGAGGATCTAAAGTTATGTCCGCGATCCATAAGAGATGTTACTATTCTCAAAAAAAAGAATTCAGACTACTTTTTAAGGTCTTTGGGGATTACCTTCCTGAAACGTATCCTTACGCAGTAGAGGGTGCAGATCGCACTATTAAAGCGGAAGACTTTAGTGAGCAAGTAGATGTACTACCAGTCTCTGATCCTAATATTTTTTCTATGACTCAGAGAGTGACCTTAGCTCAAACTGAATTACAGTTAGCTCAAAGTGCTCCTGACTTACACAACATGAAAGAGGCATACAGAAGAATGTATGAGGCTTTGGGTGTTAAAGATGTAGATCAAATGTTAAGAAAAGATACTCCTGTTGAGCCAAAAGATCCAGCAATGGAGCACGCTGATCTATTAGATGGCAATTTATTAAAAGCATATGAAGGACAAGATCACGATGCGCATATTCAGAATCATATTATATTTGGCACTAATCAAATGATTTTAGGTAATCCTCCAATGGCAATGAAATTACAAAAACATATTTTAGAACATATTTCTCTCAAGGCAAAAGAGCAGGCAATGTTCTTAGCACAGCAAGGTCAAGTTCCACAGGATCAACTTGATCCTGTCATCGCAAAACTAGAAGCTCAATTTATGGTTGAGTTAAAACAGATGTCACAACAGTTATCGGGAGGAGGACAACCTGACCCCGTGGTTCAGTTAAAACAACAAGAGTTACAGCAGGATGCTCAAAAAGATCAAATGGATGCACAGGTAGACGCTGCTAAATTACAGTTGGATGCTGAAAGATTAAAACAAAGAACAGCTATTGATCAAGCAAGAATACAAAAAGATTATGATATCGCAGATAAACGTGCCGAAGTTCAATATGATAAGATGACTAATCAAACCTTGAATCAAGCGAGAAGAGATGCCTCTAACCAAAAAGGGTAGTAAAATTATGTCTGCCATGAAAAAAAATTATGGCAAAAAAAAAGGGGAGCAAATATTCTACGCTTCTAAAAATAAAGGTACAATAAAGAAAGTAGAAAAGAAAAATGGAAAGTAAATTAAAAGCAGGGTATGTTATAGATATAATGGATGAAACAACACAAAGAAGAGTTCAAAAAATTATTGATAGCACAAGAGATTTTGTTCAAGAACAAGCTGAACAAGGTATTGATTTAATAGAATTAGCTCAGGTTATGCTTTCAATGAGTAGAGAAGCTATGGTTGACGTTTATGGGGAAGTTGTTGCAGATAGCTATATTAAACAACAAATTAGTTATTTGAAAAATTCTGAAAATAGTTTAACATTACATTAATGACTAAACGATTAACAAAAACAATTCCTCCAAAAAAAGGACCTAAGTCACAAGGTATGGATATTCCCTATGGAAAAATAGTACCAGTTGGCGCTGTTCCTGAGGATAAGAAGCGTAAACGTGGCTATGGAATAGCATCAAAAGGACTTAAATTCGAAGGAGTATTCTAATGCAAAAATGGATTAAGGACCTTTGGGATAAACACCCAAAGAAAAAATGGCTCGTAATCGGTGTACTAATCGGTTGGGTAGCTGCTCAATATATCTAATCAATGTTATCTAAATTATTAGGCGGATCTTTAGTAGACACTGTCGGTAAAGTTATTGACAGTGTCCACACTTCGGAAGAAGAAAAAGGTCAAATCAAAATAAAATTACAACAATTAGAAAACGAAATTAATTCTAAACAAATGGATATAAACTTAGCTGATGCTAAGTCTACTGCTACAGGTATTGGCGGTATCATGCAAAGATCTTGGAGGCCTTTGATTGGTATGTCCTGTGCATTAGCAATATTTTGGGAATATGTTTTAAAACAATTCTTAGTGTTTATATTGGCAGCGTTTAGTGTAGATCATGCACCTTTACCTGAGCTTGACATGTCGACTTTATTTCCGCTTGTCACAGCTTTACTTGGGATGGCGGGCTTGCGTAGCTTCGAAAAAAGTAAGAAAATTACGAAATAGTGGCTTACTTTGATTATGAGGTAACTAAGCTTATTAAAGATAAGATACAAGCATTGGAGGAAGAGATAACCTCGATGAATGTTAACTCTTTTGAAGATTATAAATATTGTTTAGGTAAACTTCATGAAATGCAAAAGTTTCAACGAGACTATAAAGAGATTATGGAAAGGATGAATAAAGATGAGTAGTTTAATACTGCCAGAAGGGCTTAAAAAAGCCGTTAATAAAAAAAAGAAAGAAGAGAATGAAAAACCTGCTATGGAGAGAGTTCCTCAGGCAACAGGTTGGAGAATGGTTATATTACCTTACAAAGGTGTAGAAAAAACAAAGGGTGGCTTGTTACTTACTGATAAAGCCATCGAGGAACAACAACTCACTACTAATGTGGGTTTAATTTTAAGTATGGGTTCTGATGCTTACGCTGATAAAAATAAATTTCCCAATGGACCTTGGTGTAAAAAAGGAGATTGGGTAGTGTTTGCTAAATATGCTGGCTCCAGAGTCAAAATTGAAGGCGGAGAAATACGTATTCTTAATGACGATGAAATATTAGCAAAGTTGAAAGATCCAAAAGATGTACTAACTATCTATTAAGGAGATAAAAATGACTGAAGAAAAAATGGTAGACCTTGACACTACTGGCGAGAGTCAAGAGGTTGAACTTCAAGAAGAAGAATCTACTAAAGAAGAAAAAGTCGAAGAAGAAAAAGTAGAAGCTTCCACTGAAGAAAAACAACAAGAAAAAACTGAAGAAGATGATTCTAAAGATGATGGTTTAGATAAATACTCTAAAAATGTTCAAAGAAGAATTAAAAAACTTCTAGACAGAGTAGAAAAAACTGAACAACGCGAACAAGAGGCTCTTCGTTTTGCAGAAACTGCAAAGAAAAAATATGAAGATTATGAAAATAAAATAAAGTCTCTTGATGAAAACTATCTTTCAGAGTATGAGACAAGAGTACAGTCTCAAATTGAACAAGCTAAAAAATCTTATCAAGATGCTTTGTATAATAATGATGTTAATGCTCAAGTTGAGTCTCAAAGAGCTTTAACAAGATTAGCAATTGAAGAAGAAAGAGCTATAGCTTCTAAACAACAAAGAGAGCAGCTGTTAAAACAACAAGAAGGCTTGATGGCTGAAAAACAACAGCCACAACAAGCTCAACCAAGACAGCCTGATCCAAGGGCTGAACAGTGGGCGGAAGAAAATAAATGGTTTGGTCAAGATGAAGCAATGACTTTTACTGCTTTAGCCCATCATAAAAAACTTTTAAAGGAAGGGTTTGACCCTAAAAGTGATGATTATTATGAGGAAATTAATGATTATATGAAGAATCAATTTCCCAATAAATTTAATCAAAAAGAAGAAGTGAAAGAAAAAGCTCCTCAAACAGTTGCTGGAACTTCACGGACATCAAAAACAAGCGGTTCTAAAAAGGTAAAACTAACTCCTAGTCAAGTAGCGATTGCAAAAAAACTAGGTCTTACTCTTGAACAATACGCAAAATATGTATAGATTGGAGATAATATGGTAAATAAAACGTCAAGATCTAATGAGACTAGGGAAAAAACAGCTCGTAAAAAAGGTTGGACTAGACCCTCTTCATTAGACGCACCCCCAGCACCTGAAGGTTTTAAACACAGATGGATTAGGGAATCAGTCAGAGGATTTGATGATACGAAAAATATCATGGGAAAATTACGAGAAGGTTGGGAATTAGTCCGAGCCGATGAGTATCCTGATTGGCAACTTCCTACCATTGATGATGGAAAACACGCTGGTGTGATAGGGGTAGGTGGGTTACTGTTAGCTCGTATGCCAGTAGAAACTGTTGAAGAGAGAAACTCTTATTACAAAAACTTAACCGAGAGCCAAAAAGAGGCTGTCGACAGCGATCTACTGAAGATTGAGGATCCTCGGATGCCGATCAGTAAACCCCAAAGACAAACCAAAGTAACTTTTGGTTCAGGAAACAAGTCGTAATCGGCACGGTTTGTTAAACGACCAATACTAACAACGT